TCATATTGATAGTCTGCCGGATTTTCCATCGGAGCAATCTCAGCATCTCCCTCCTTAACATATTTGGAACCAAGGTTACCATGATGGAGAATATTAAACCCTTCTGCATACGCTTGCATGATTCCATATTCGACTCCGTTGTGAACCATCTTTACGAAATGACCTGCTCCAGGACCTCCACAGTGTAACCAACCATACTCAGCAGATGTTGCGTTTGTGTAAGGGTCCGTGCGGGGTGCAGAGGCAATGCCAGGTGCCAGTGCCCTGAAAATGGGGGCACAGACAGATACTGCGCCACTTGCACCACCAACCATAAGACAGTATCCACGCTCCAGACCGTAAACACCACCACTAGTACCACAATCAATATATTGGATACCAAGTTTAACCAACCTTTCTGCTCTCTTGCGAGAATCCTTAAAGTTGCTATTGCCATGATCAATAATAATATCTCCGTCGCCAAGTAATGGTAATAACTCATTGAGTGTGTCCTCTACTAATTCTGCTGGAATAACAAGTTGAAAAATTCCGGGGCATTTGCCAACTTGCCCATCTTGATGATGAACTATTTTAACAAGGTTTTCCAGATCAGTAGCAACTCCAGAGACATATCCCTTTTCATATGCTTCTTCTGCTTTTGCATAGTTACGTCTATAACCCCAGGTTTCAATACCTGCCTTCATCATACGGCGAGACATACCCTCACCCATTCTACCTAAACCAATAATACCAACTTTCATTTAATTAACTCCATTGCGTTATGTAGTTCTTGAAAATGTTGAACTTCATCATTCATAATTCTAATAATATCTTGATCATTTGGATCTTCATATGCAAGATATTTTGCATATGTTTCTGCCGCATGTATTTCTATTTCGTAGGAGAGGTGGTAAGCAGACCTAGGAGCCACCCAGTAATAAACCACATTGACCCAATAGTAGACAAGTACAAGGTGTCTGGCGACAAAGCGATCAATCCAATAAGTATTACCGCCCCTAGATTCCATGTATTCCAGATGTTCTGTTTCGTTAAGAGTTTGAGCAAAATGTTCCTCCATTAGATAAATGTGTTCTGGTCCACGTAATCCTAATGATTCTCTTAAATGTAAGACACTTAAAAAGGCAAAATAAGGTGCTCTTGCTACTTCTTCAAGAACCCAAAATCTTTGAAAGTGTCTACCTCTGTAAAGATAATCGATAATTGAAATTGTAATATTTAAAGCAATCAAATTTAATTTTTTCATTCTAATTACCTTAGTAAAGACATTCCTCCTGCTCTGCCAATACAACACAGTCACTTGTTGGATATGATACACATGTCAGAATAAATCCATCTTCCATTTGATCATCATCAAGAAAAGATTGCTCCTCCTGATCCACCGTTCCACTTTCAAGTTTACCGGCACATGTAGAACAAGCACCTGCCTTGCATGAAGATGGTGCATCAATATCAGCATCTTCGGCAGCTTCTAAAAGATATTGATCATCTGCACATTGAAAGATAGTTTCCGTTCCATCAGATGATTTCCATGTAATCGTATATTCCATTTATTTCCTTAGTTAACGTGTACTGTTCCAACCATGCCCGCACCTTGATGAGGACCACAGAAAAAATCATAATCGCCTGCGTCTGCAAATATAATATCCTGAGATTCACCAGGATTAAACATTAATGATTCTCTGGACAAATCGGCACGACCCTTAACAATAATATTGTGTGGGGGCAACATGCCATTTACAAAGTGAATTGTTTCACCTGCATTTATTGTAATATCTGATGGATCAAAAATCAAGTTACCACCAGAACCCATTGTAACATCTACAGCCCATGCCGGTGCTGCTAAGAAGAGTGTAGTTAGAAGTGCAAAAAAGAACCTCATATTTGTTAGTTCAACTACACTATCTAGTTATTTTTTACTAGTATAGGTTACTTAATTGTCAGCAACCACTAACAGATTTTGCTATTTCACCACCAAGATCACTTCCAACATTTTGACCAAGCATGGTTGCCCATCCAGCAGCTAACCATCCAACATAAGGAATGCCAGTTAATACTGGAGCAAGTCCACTAGTCATACTAGCTCCCACTATCGCACCGGTTGACTCTCCAGAACCTTCCGATTTGATACACGCTAACTTTTCGGCACTCAACTTTCCCTCAGGATCATTACCTCCATTTGACTCACCATTCATTGTATATTCTTTCCGAATATATTCTTTCTTTTCTAAACTTTGTGAACTACCAAAAAATCCTTTCTTGCTACTTTTCATATCCAAATCACTTTGTCTAACCAATACTTTTGGATCATTGGCATTATATCTAATCTCATATCCTTCCTTTCCCACCTTTACATCATATGATGAATATTCTCCGGTAGGGAGATTGATAGAAGGATACTGTGGTCTATCTGCATATTTCTCAGTCATCTTCATCAGATGACCAAGAGCACCAATATGTGCAACTGCAACTAAACCACCAACACCAAGAAGAACCCATTTAAATGGACTTCTAGGTTTAGGTGGCATAGATGATTTTACTTCTTGTTCTTCCATATGATTAAGAGTCCAATCTGTAATTTACTTTTTAGGTTCAATAGCAGATACTACTGGTGGTTGTTCATTTTTATTGGTATTATTTATTTTATTATTACCGTTACCACCTCCACCATTTTTGGCGGGACTTAATCCAAATGCAGCCAAAGAACCGGAAAAAACTGAGGCGATAAACGTAGGATCAAAATCTAAAATCTTTTGACCGTTAGGGAGTCTAACGTATGAGAATGTAAGGAGAGAAGCAGACCAAATAAGTACAGTCACTTTCACCAAATTACCAAGAACTTCAGATTTATCATCATCGTCTGCCTTCTCTACTTTAGACTTAGTATCTGCCATAGTAGAGTAGTGAGGCTTTACTATTTATTGCCGTAACTAGTTCCATCAAGTTTAATATAACCATTTTTTTCCAACCATTCTTTAGTCAGAGGTGTAGGTTTATAATCAGTCCACATATCACCACGAGCACAAGATTCAAGTGCTTTCTGAGTCATACCGGCAGTTCTACCTGCCCAAGTTGCTTCCTTTTCCCATGGAATAGCACTAGGCATATGTTTATATGTTCTTCTTGCCATTTCCTGCCATATCTCAGGAACTTTTTCTTCGTCCATGATAATGGCAATCATACTATTATCAATAGTGCCTGCCATACAATCTTGTGCAGCGTGCCATCCTTCATGACGCATCACACTCATTAATGTACCAGGACGACCCATAAATGTTTTATTTAAGAAAAAATTATTTCCTACAGTATGATAAACACCACGATGTCCTACTGGAAAATACTTTTCATCTGCTAAAAACACCTTAACTCCAATCCTATTGAGGGAAGTGAGCATGTTGTTGAATTCAACAGCAATAGAATAAAAATCAGAAGTATTGGGGTACTGACTAGAAATATCCAGAAGACTAAAGATTTGTTCGACTCCATCTGTACATTCCCGAAGTAACATACACCCCGTAGAGTGACTAGTATAGTACTCATTTTCTTGGAGTGGGTCTGAATGGACAGGCAGGGCAACCGCTGCCGCAGCAACCAGGGATGCAATAATTTTTTTCATGAATAATATGCCTTGTAATAACTAACAATACCTGATGTATTAATGTTTCCTTGTGATATCCAATCGTGAGCACACTCATAAATTGATTGTGTTGAATACTTAGGAATAGATCCTTCCATCTGACTACCATATTTAGAAAGAAGAACTTTCAATGCCTGTTCACGAAGAGCAAGTTTTTGTTCACTGTAACGCCAATCTTCAGTCATAAAAATTTCTCCCTACCAGTTCCTGACATCCAACCATAACCATTAGAACCTCCATCAAGAAAATTTTCTGAACCACCAGAAGCATTAATATTAATAGTGGTATTATTTTGAGTGGCAATTTCATACATTCTTTGATGTATGTCATCGGGTTCTACAGAAAAATTTTCTTCCCTTTCTTGTCGTTTAATTTCATATTCTTTTTGCATATAATCAATTTGGTTATGAGATCTAACAGGAGCAGGTCCAAACCATGAATCATTATTAAGATATACTGGAGCAGGTACTCCAACATATGAATTATATTCAGGTATTGGTGCTTCTAATTTAGAACATTCAATTTCTTTTTCATCAATAGAACATTCAATATCTTCTTCTTTAAAAGTACCAGTTTTTTTCATGAGAAGAGTGGTCTGTGTTTCAAACATCTGTTTGATTTTTTTGATTATGCCCATATCAGTTTTTTACTATAGTTATAAGAATAATACTCTC